ATTATTAAACCATCTCTATTTGTTGGATTAAAATTTAATAATTTTTTATAATCTATTTTAAAATTAATTGACTCTATTGCAGTTTTAGTAACATTTTCATTTACCCTGTTAAAATTTTCTATTTTATCCATTAATAATAATAAACAAATTTATTATTAATATTTAAATCCTTTTATCGGGAAATTTATATAAATTTATTAATATGTGTCCATATCGTAGCTATCCATTTTTCACCATTTATAACTGGGTTACCTCTATGATATGAATCATGTAATACATTATTATTTCTATCTATGTTATAAAAAAATATACCTTTTCCTTTTTTGGGTATTATTTTTTTATTAAATGAAGGAAATTCTGTTTCTCCTTGTTCAAAATTATCATTCAAATAAATTAATAATGTTGATTTACGTTGACCAGAGTTATTTCTATTGTGCCCGTAAATTATCACACGACCGATGTCCAAATACACTTTATGTGGGATGCACGCGTGCAACTCATGGACTCTATTTACTGGAAAATGATAGTTCGCGTCCCCTCGAATTTTTGAAACGTTCTCAACCGGAAATGAAACAATCGGATTATATTGATTTCAAGGGTATCCCACAATCGATCTTTTACAAGGACCAAGACCAAGATCTCAGTAAAACCGCAACTATAGATTCTCAAGGAAATACGATTGTTCTGATTCCAACTTATTATGTAACACCCACGGATTTGATCAAGTTTGTTTCGGAAGATGTTTTGGAGGAAATCACACCTATCTTGGAAAAGATTTTTATACCGGTTAGTGTGATATCCCAACAAAAAGAGATTGAGATTCCAAGAATTGTCCAAACATCACAAGGACTCTACGAAGACGTAGCAGACCTAAATGGAATAGCGATACCTATGATGTATTTTGATAAGACACTCGGGTCAAATTTCGGGGAATCTGTTTTGCGAGAAATGATCCAATCGTGTCTCCAAGAAATGCGCGAAAATTCTCACGGATTCTTAAAACGAGCTGTAAAGGCGATCCCCGATAAATGTGAAACTCCGGCCGATTATTTATTTTTGGCCAATGTATCGATTTCTGTCCAAGAAAAACTGTATTCGAAATTGAAACAATTGGATCGAGACCAGGGCGATTATCAATGGCTGAAATCAGAAATAATAAATGAATGTTTTGCACGTTTGGATGATAATCTTGGAGATATAGTAACAGGTGAGACACAAATAGAAAAACAAATAATACATCATAGCCAAGACGTTGAACATAGACCTCTCGATGTTGAATTATACCCCTATTTTGGGTATGAAACGAGGTTTCGTTTCAGTGCGAGATTGGATTTAATAACTTCAGATTCGGTATGGGAATTGAAATGTGTTACCAAGATTTCATTAGATCATTTGATGCAGGTTGTCATATATGCTTGGTTATGGAGAACTTTGTTTCCTGGTAAAATAAAACCGTTTAAATTATTGAATATAAGGACAGGAGAATGCTTAGAATTGGATGCTACAATGGAAGAATTAACAAAAATAGTGGTAGCATTGTTAAGAGGTAAATATATGGAATCTGATCCAATCGAAAATGATGAGTTTGTACAAAGGTGCCAGCAATGCATATAATATTAATAAAATTATTCTTTATAAAATAATTTTATTGAAGTTCTTTATTGGGAATCATGCATTTTTATCCAAGATAACTAGCGTTAGGTAGATCTGATTTTCAATAAAACTTCAAAACTTTAGTAGTTTGTTGCATTTTTATTCAATTCAATGCTATTATAGTGTGTGGAAATAAAACCAGATCTACCTAAGCATAATAATTACCTACACTAGTAGATAGTGCTTGAGACGGGCTTGTTTCGTTATTGGAGAAATCATTAGATGGATTAACTGCAAGAACAGATGTAACAAGTTCAGAAGCATATGTTAAACCATTAAATGCAATTCTGAAATATTGATTACCAATAGGATCTTCAAGCCTCATAATATCGGGTGCAGTAAAATATGTAAAATTATAGTTAATACTTGGATTTCTATTAAATCCAATTATATTTCCAATAACATCTTGACCAGAAAAATCTGTTGCGCCTAATATAAATTTAAATTTATCGATATTAACATTAGTAGATACATCAGTCCAAATTAATGAACTAATGGAAGCCTGATTGCGTATTGTATGAATATTATAGGGCGCACTTGCAAGAGTACTTGGAACATTAAGATCAACGTCCAATGTTCTAAAAATATTCGGTTTAAAGTTGTAATTGATATTACGATTGAGACCGTAATTGGTAGAATTTTCGGGGTTCGTGTTTGTATATTTAGTAATTCGTAATTTGGGGCCTGGAATATCATGAATCGAAAATATAGAAACTGTTGATGTAGTTGCTGGTGTTAAATTAAAATTATATCTAGATGTTGGAATAAATGATCCGGTTAGATTGAATATAAGATTTCTGCTTCCTGCAGCGACGTTAGCTAAGTCAGGCTGTCCATATCGAATTTGATAACTTCCAGTTCTTGGAGTGAATGATACATCATAAAAGATAGGGGCAATGGATTTTGATTGAAGAAGGTTAATATAATCATCGAACCAATTATTATAGATATTACCGGTTCTTATTTCATTAATTTTCAATCTCGACCCATTTATATTAAATGGGAATTCTCTAGTATCACTTCCAAATTGATCATAACGTGTGTAATTATGTCTATCAGAAAATGTGATATTATTTAGTCCATAACTAGAATAAGTTGCAAATGGTGTGTAGGAAGAAGTATTAAGACTAACATCACTTAACACTTGATATATTTGAGAAGAACTAATATCAGTATAGGGTAATGAAGATACGCTATGAATCGAGGCTTGTGTGAAACGTATTTGAGGAGGAGAAATCTGTAGATAGGATGTAGTTTCAGGTTGCATTAAATCAGATGAAGATACATTAAATGATCCTGTATCGGGTCGGGTGCCATTACCAGTAAGGTGACTAAATCTTAAATTACTCGCAACGAGTGTATTATAATTCGAAAGTGAAGAAGGATTGCCCCAGTAAGTTGGACTTTTGTAAATGGAAAGAGAAGTTCCACTGTAATCGACAAACCAGTTTGAGGAAGATTGATTATATAAATAGCTACGAAGAGTAATACGATTTGATAGAAGTTGGAAACCATTAACTCCTGTAAATAGAATGCCTGAATTATCGGTTAATTTTTTAGTTTTATCAAATGTATTATTTGTACTAACGATAGTAAATGTATCGGGGGTTACAGTAATAGGTACTTTTTGAATAAGGCCTCCACCTGGGTATCCAACACCGTCTCCGTTACTGTTACGCGATGAAGTACCTGAATTGGGAAGTCTAGAGAATTTGAATGTAACAAGAGGTCCAATGTAACCCACCTTTCCATAACTAACATCCGATAACTTTCCTGAAAATATATTTCCAAGATTAGCTGAATCAATAACAGTTCCAGAAACATTCCAAACAGCAGAGGCTTGTGCGTATTTACGATTAATGGTATAGTATTGTTTGGTTCCAGATGTATCAGAGTTGTATATGTATCTTCCGCTAGCATCAGGTGTGGCAGGAAAGAAAGTATATCCACGATAGTATGGAAGAACCAACGCTTCGGAGTACTTTGATGTCGCCGGATTCTGCGGATCCGATAAATATCGATAAGTCAATTCAGATACACGATGATTCTGTGAATCCGCGCTAATGGGCACAGTAGGACCGTTAGCATCATTAACCATATTAACATAGACAGAATCAGAAATTAAACTATATTTAATAGAGTCTCCATTTTTAACGTTTGAGTAATTAGTTTTAATTCCAGTATCAACATTGATACTTCCGGTTGATCCAAGTTTATTGGAGGATGAATCACTGCCTAATAAATATTGAGTAATCGAAGACGAGAGAGGGACTCCAAAATTGGGTGTGAATGTACTTTTATTTACTTCAAAATATGTTCCATTTGATGTAAAAATAGTCATATTTGAAATAAATCCTATATTATTTCCAGTTTTAATTGTCGCAACGTTTATTTGTCTTGATCTATCTACAACTTTTAATATTACGTTGTTATTCACATCTAGCGAGAGAGAAGCGTCCAATAAGATCTGGTTAAAACCGGGCGGTTGTTGTGAAAATGTTTGAACATTTTTTGGGAAATCGGGATTAAATGGGAAATTGGTAATATTAGCCCGAGAAAATGATTGAGCCGAAGTATAACCAAATCCGTTAATCGAATATGACGAATTTTCAGAATTGAATATTAAAGGGACAATATAATTTGGGTCTTTGATTATTACATCATCATCATTATTCTTAGGAGAATTAAATCGATTTGTTATAGAAGCATTCGGCGATGATGTAATGTTATTAATAATGGTGGTATTTTCGTACCAGAAATCAATATTTTGAAATGGTGCGAGATTGGTATATGATGAATCAGGAGCATTTATATATTTTCCCTGAAGAGTTCCAAGAAAACCTGTAACGGAACTTTTATTAAGTGTAATAGTTGCAGAGAGGGGGGATGTAGTACCTGTTCTAACAATTGATTTATAAGTTTTACATTTGATACTTCTATTCGCTTCCTCAACATAGCCACCATTATTAATATCTACGGTTTCAGAAAAATAATATGTAATAGTTGCTGTAACATTTGATAATTTTAAATAGAGGTTATCGAATCCACATAAAGGAAGACGAATTATTGGATCATAACTTTCAGTATAAATTATTTTCTTAACTGAAACAGGAGACGCGCCAGAAATATTAGTAGTTATATTAACATCGGTTTCCGAGTTTTGATTGGTATAATTTGTCTTATATATAAATCTTCCAGCAGTCGTAACTTCATTAATTACAACGTTATAAGATTCTAAACGGTTAGATCCTCCCAACCATTCTATCAAAACCTCATCTTTTATTTCAGATCGACCATTTCGGGTGACAGCTTCTGGAAGATTCTCGGTTTTATACTTTATTTCAACTGATAAAGACTGAATTGAATCAGTAATAAGATCATTAATTTCTTGAATCGAAGGAAATTGCGAAAAATATTTTTTCGTATCCGTAGGAGTAGAAGGTATAGCAAAAGTAGTTAGAGGGGTTTGTGCAGTTAAATATGGACTTGTGTTGAAGCTAATGTCAGAGATAGGGATACTATCTTTAACATCATTTTTATTATCACCTTTTGCATTCGGTAATGTGGGTGATAGTCCGGAATATAAAGTAAAAGAGGTGTCAGTAATAGATAAGCTCAAATCATTAACTGTCTTTGATTTATACAAAATACGATAGTTTTGATATAGAGCTCCAAAACCTGAAATATCAATACCGGTGGCAGTTACTGCTACATCTACGTTTTCAAAGGAAGCACCTGAAGTCAAATTGAAAAACTGGTTGCCTGCCTCAGCGTATGACGTTAAAGTATTATTATTTGCTATAGTAATATAGGTGGCAACATTGCTAGAATATAATGATTTAATGTTACTTGAAAAATCAGGTGCCGTTTCAAAATCATTGGAAATATAAAGTGTTGAACCATTCGAATTAGCAACAACGTTTCCAGAATGATCAAAATTATATTGTGAGTTACCGGTGGGGAGAAGAATATTTTGGATAGAGTAGCTAACATCTCTTGTTTTCATTAATTCATTCGAAATAATTGAAGATGGGTTTGAGCTAATATCACCATTATAATAGACAAATGTACTTGTATAAGATCCAGATGCGCTTCCAATTATGGTAGTGCGTTGAGAGGGACCTGAAGCATCTAGAATAACGACACCGTTCTGAGAAGCTTGCGGTGATAATAAATCCTCACCCGAAGCCGTTAAAATCATTCCATTAATATCTGTATTACCTTCATAAAGATTTAGAATCTGAAGTGGGGGCTGGGATATAACTATTTCATTAGTGTTGCGAGAGGCATCGCCGTATCCGTTATTCATATAATTTCTATTATCGTAAATATCTTGTTGCAAAGTTATGAAAGGTGATTGAGAAGGGTCTGAAAGTTTGTAACCATTGTTAGATACTGCATTAGCTGTAATTATAAAATACCAATCGCCTCCAGATGTATCAATGCGTCCAAAATAATTATTTGATAAATCATTCGGTGTGGTAATATTGGAACCGATTGAAGGTGTATTGAATGGTGCTCTGCCACCATTACCAGTAGTGGTATTTAATACGGAACCAGAAACAGTTACTAATTTGTAACTTCCAAAATCATTATTGCTAATGCCTGAAAAATCAGATGTAACAGTAATATTATTCGTAGCCAATTGGAAATTTAGTGAAATATCGTCTTGTGAGATTGACGGTGGGCTTAAAAGAGTTCCAAATTGATTTGTTATAGTATTAAATTTGATTTTGTTTCGACCAAGAGCAAATGAATTATTAAATGAATAATCGTTTTGCGCTCTAAGAATACTTTCTCCTGGAAATTTATTACTTGAATTATCTATTTTACTATTAACGGCCATTGACATTAACTGAAGAGAGGGATCAACAGTAGAAAAAGTTGCTTTCCAGGTAGTACCACCTTGAGAATCAACAGCTGAAATGTCTTGAGTAAAAATAAATTCCATGCTTGCGGTAGAAACCGTCGTTTTAGTATCCACGCATCCCAAAAATCCAGGAAAACTTGTGGAATTGTTATTTCCAACGATGAAATTAAACGATACCTCTTGAACTGCTCCAACTCCACCCCTAATTGACTCAATAAAAAAATTGGGGGTTTCTATAGATCGATTGTGAAGATATATATGAGTATTTGAGGGATCAGTTGAAGCATTAGAACTAGAGACATCATATAATGGTACATCGAATTGATCCAAACGATTATTCGAAAGTTCAGGAAGCCCATATGAAGTTTTTTGCTGAATCAAAGCATTGATTAAAGCCATTTCCACGGCCGATACATCACAATTATTGGAAAAACCCAACTCTTTCGCTGTCAAGATAGCACCTTGACTGATATACGTAGTAAAAGTTCCACGAGCCGGCATTTGTATTATATTATAATATAAGACAATAAAAAATCATTTAGCTAAATTAATTTCTACTATTTATATAAAATGAATGAAAATGTATTTTTCCGTTTAAAACTTCATAAAAGACAGTCATACCCCCAAGTTCCGTTTCATTCCCAATTACCTCCTACACCAGTGTCTGAGGTAAAGCCGGAACAAGAGCCAGAACAAGAGCCAGAACAAGAGCCAGAACAAGAGCCAGAACACCAGCCAGAACAAGAGCCGGAACAAGAGCCAGAACAAGAGCCGGAACAAGAGCCAGAACCAGAGCAGGAACAAGAGCCAGAACAAGAGCAGGAACAACAGCCAGAACAAGAGCCGGAACACCAGCCAGAACAAGAGAAATTGCTAAATGATTTTGAAAGACTAATGTTTGAAACAGGTTTAATGAATCTAATAAATAGTCGCGCGTAAAAATCCTTATTTACAACCCATTAATATCTATTCAAGCATAAATGTATTTATCCTTGAAAAGGATATAGGTAAAAAGTTTTTTTTGACAGGTTACCTTCACGGTAACCTGTCAAAATTTGTCAATAAGATAACACTGAGAAAGCGGATATATTCTTTACCTGGACGTCGAATCCATGTTTTGTTGATTAAATATACCAAATTGAGTCAAATAATTTCCATATGGATAAAATATTCCGACACTCGAATAACATCTAGGTTTCGCATTACATGTTTTATACGGAAAAACAAAACTGTTCGTACCATCCATTGCAATCATCGGAGGCATCGTATATTTTGTATCATATATTTTATTAATAATATTTGTATTTGCATTTATAGTAAGAGATCCGGGTTTGGTAGTTTTATATGATTGCGCCCCACTTTTTTTGCGTTCCAAGTATTGCGCATAAGAAATGGGTACATTATTCGAAAATACTCTACGATTATCCATTTATAATAATAATATATTTTAGCCGCGAATGTTTTCAAAATGAGTAGATTCATAAAGTGTCTCTAATTCAAGTGTAAAACTGAAATCCATATAGTTCAGATCGACCGTTTTACCGAATTTGTCCAATATTTTCACTTGAATTCGTGATAGATTAATTGGACCATTATATTTCCTCATTTTAAATGAATATTGATCCAAATAAACACCATTGCATTGAGAAAAAGGAATCTTGGTCAGGATATTTTCTTCCATAGAACTTTGATCAAATCCCACAATATTCAAATTATTCTTATTATATTGAAAATCATTGACCGAGAAATATATATATCGTGAAAGATCATTATCATATAATGCTTCTGATTGAACATGATCAATTATCTCTAAATAAGTTGCCAAACGAAAGCCTAATATCCAACCAGCCCTCTCCATCAAGTTTTGATCGGTCAAGCCATACGTAAAATATAAAGAAAATGAGGTTATATTATATCCATGAATCATACGAAACATAGTTTTACCGGTAATTCCATCAATAAAAAATTCGATAAAAGGAAAAGAACCTTCGGAAGAAGATTTATAAAAATATGTATTGTTTAAAAAATTTGTTAATGTATCGGCGGTATAATTACCGTCAGGTATTATTACATCAATAAAAACTGAATCGTGGTTAGAATCGATTGCTTCAATTTGAAAATTATTGTTTTTTCTAGCTGCAGAAAAACTATACCAACAATTTGGCTGTAATTCAATGGAAGATAATCGCATGGAAACAACATTGGAAATCTTGGACGGAAGTGTATAAAAAAAGTCAGTGGAACTACTTGCATAATAGTTTGTGCGAAAACAAGAGTTCAAATTCAAATAGGTAGTTTGGGTCATACGTTTTATCGAATTAATCGACCCAGAAGAAAGAGGATTATTATAGCTTTGCACAATGGGTAAAACATCTCTTTTACTTGCCTGTATGTCCAAGATTTCTAATAGGCGAATGGAGGTTTTCTCTTCAAAATGGGGGACATGCAAAATCTTGGAAATATAGTCGGAAATTTCATCGAGATTCCGGGTTTTGATTTCGATTTGTTTGGTCTGACAAATATGATAGATATGTTCCAAGATTTTATAGATTTTCAAGAAAAAAAGATGGACTTCTTGGGGGTATTTTTGTCGGATTTGTTTCAAATGGCGATCCATCTTGGTTGCGTCGAATTTTTCCTTTTTCACATCATAGAGTTCGAGCATTTCCACATAGTTATAATTATCAATATCGAGGTCAAAATCGTTGGTATCCATATGATCCTATTGATTTTATATTACAATAGGATCATAAAATAGAGTGGTCATTTCAACACATTTGGCCGCCAGAGTTCTTTTGGTGCCGATAACAATGGGTTTCGCCATTTTTGGGGCATCGTTGGCATGAGCGTCCATTGGCTAAAGTAAATCCGCAAATATAAAAGTACATTTGACCGCGGCGAATTTTGTTTCGATTCCATTCTCTCGATGCTTCATCAAAATCGATAACGACACTAGTCACATCCTTTGCATCTTGGCTTCGAGTTCTCATTTTGGGGATAATGTCCAAGATTTTGAACCATGTTGAAAAGGATCAATTTTTTCTCTATTTTTCTCTATTTTTTGTATAATCCAATCCAACCAAATGGGAATATTTACACCGTAACATCTTGGTAAGGGCATCCGCACGAACAATATTATCACTTTTCAAGAGTTCGGCGCCTTCAAAGATGAGATCCTTTGTCTCCCGTATAATGTAGTCGGCCGCATTATACGCCTCCATAATGAGTTGAACAACCTCATCGTCAGTAATCGCCAAGTATTTCTCACTACGTGAGGGGTAAATGATGGTTTTACCCATACCGTAGAACATAATCATCTTTTCGGCGAGTTTCAGTGCCTCTTCGAAATCATTGATGGCACCAGTAGTTACCGAAACATTATAAAATACCTCTTCCGCAATACGTCCCCCTAGTAAAATCATGAGATGTTCGAAGAGGGCTTCGCGAACAAAGATGGGTTGTTCGGAGGGTTCAAAAACGGTGTAGGCGGGGCTACGGGGAGCAGAAAGATTAATGACAACCTTGGACATCTTGGAATGGTGTTTGGAAAAAAGGCCGACGACGGCGTGACCCAATTCATGTATAGCAATATGATCAATAATATCTGACGTGAATTGGTGAGTAGTTGGTTGCCACCCGACCATCATTTTATTCATTATCAGGTCAATATCATCGCCAGTAATCATTTCCCTGCCACATCGAATAGCGTTTAACATGGCTTCATTGACCAAGTTTTCAATTTGTGCTCCGGATAAACCGGTCGTCAAATCGACCAAATCCGAAAGAGAAATCTTGGCCTCATAGGGTTTTCCGTGAGTATGAATACGCAAAATGGCCTCGCGAGTTTTGGCATCTGGATTTGCAACAAAGATACGTTTATCGATACGTCCGGGTCTCAACAATGCTGGATCCAAAAGGTCAGCGCGATTGGTTGCACCCACGACAAAGATACCGGTATTGTTCTTGAATCCATCCATGGCGACCAAGAGTTCATTCAAGGTATTATCACGCTCAGCACCTGAGGTTTCGCCCTCACCAGAACGGCGGCGCCCGAGAGCATCGATTTCATCGATAAAAACAATAACCGGTGCGTTTTTCTTGGCCAATTCAAACAATTCGCGAATACGCGCTGATCCGACACCGACGTATTTTTCTTGGAATTGGGCTCCTGAAACAGGAATAAAGGGAATACCGGCTTCGCCGGCTAGCGCCTTGGCGATGAGTGTTTTACCGTTACCTGGAGGGCCTTCAAAAATAATACCTTTGGGAACACGTACATTGAACTTGGCATATTTGGTATAATTGGCCAAGATATCGACACATTGAGCAAGTTCTGCCTTGATGTTTTCATAGCCACCTACATCGGAAAACTTGACGGGGTGATCGGTAATGACCTCGAAATTGTCGGATTTTTTTGCACGTTTGCGACCTCCGCCGCGTCGCTTGAATGATTCGAACGTTTCGTCCTCCTCTTCATCACTGCCTCCACCACCATTGATATCTTGGTCAAATCGAAAGGATCCTAATCCAGGAATACCGGTAATACCATTACGTCCAATGATGATACGAACTCGGGGTGTCGAATTGCTTCTGGAGACGGTGTCATTCAATGCCTCCAAAAAGTCTATCGATCTTGGATCGAGTCCAAGAATGGCGGCATCACGAATAGTATTATTATTGGAATTCAAACGTCTGCTATAATTTTCATAATATTTTTGAGAAAGAGGATATTTACGGTTTCGAAATTGAGGCTCGATCTCATCGTGGTTTTGGTGATTATTCATAAAAAAAGGGAGTTTTGCATGGGGAGACCAAGATTTTTGGAAAAAGGGTTGTCCAATCTTGGACAAAATAAGAAAGATACCGAGAAAAAAGGTTGAATGCACAAGGTATTTCATTATGGATAATGGATATATTAGGAAATCTTTACACTGTTTTTATTACCAAATAATATAAATTCATAATGAATCGCGTAGAACAAATGAAAAGGATACAGGACGAAGGCATCGCTTTATTTGCCATGAAGAATATTGACTATGGTGATGCTTTTGCAAAATATGGTGTGATCGGAGTCTTGATGCGAATCGAGGATAAGATACAGCGATCCATAAGAATGGGGTGAATTTGGTAAATGACGAGGGGATACGAGATAAATTGTTGGATTTGCATAATTATGCGGCCATGGCACTGATGTTGTTGGACGAATAATCCACCAATCACTAGAGAAGATCTAAATATATTTGATCAAATAATTGATTGCGAGATAGGGTTGAACAATAGAAAAGGAATTGTCCAATCCGACACTACTGGTGGTGAATGTATGACTATGAGAACCAGCGGATTGAACAGTAATATTTGCATAACCAGTGTTTGTTATAGGATATCTAGTATATAGACTGTTATCATAATCGGTAGAACTGCTACCAATATTATTGTTACGACCATTAGGACCATTAACTGGACCGTTATTTTCACAATAATATGCATCCTCAAAAAGATGATTATGACCAGAATCTGTTGCGGTATGGCTATGTGATCCGGCAGAATCGGTGGTTCCAGTGTGACTATGGCTCGGTAAATGACGGACTTCCAATGTAACGTTTTCACTACCCCGTTTTTGCGCTAAAGGATAACTTCCACTCGTTCCAATAATATTTCTACCTCGTAAATCAGGAAGAACAAAATTGCGGCTTGTATCTAGAGCGGTTCCATAGGTATTACCAATGACTGCATACAGTTTTGCATAAGTAGTTTGAGAAACCTGGCTACCATCACAAAGTAACCAACCATCCGGTGCAACCGAACCGGCAAAAGAAATAAGCATACCGGTGGGCATATGTGAATGTACATAGGATGTAGTGGCTGTCGTAGAATCATCGCTAAAATTAGAAACACTAGAGGATTGTATTTGCGTATCAAAATTAAGTTTTTTTAAAAGATCATCGTAAGTTATTGTTCCGGGCATTATTGATATATATATATATCAATAAAATTGAAAAATATATCGTTGTTCCAAGAAAACGCATTATATGAAAAATGAACAAACCAAGAAACGTAGTAACTGTGATCGATAAATTACTAAAACACATTCCCTCCGATGAATACGATTTGATTCATGAAATAACAGAATATGGTTCATCTTTGTGGAACCAAGCGCCGGAGGCGCTTTGTACAAAAGCTTGTTGGATGCCACTAATGCATATATTGAATAAAAATATTCAGGATATTGACCAAGATTGGAAAATATCACTCGTTAAAATAGTAAATAATGAGTGAATTTATTTCCTGCCTTTAATACGATTCAATTGCTTACTTAATTCTTTGTGCCAAGGATAAAGAATCATTATTTGAAAAAGTAATGCGGTGGTTGAAACGCCAAGATTAATTATGGGCAAATATCGGTAAAACATTGTAAAAAATAAATACCAGTTTTTATATTTTTTATTACTCAATCATAAAACCCACGCGCCAAATAAGGATGGCATCGATTTTTTCAATATCGATGGGTGATTCATAAGTAATATATTCATATTGAATTGATAATTGAACAATTTCGTCAAGATTATTTCTTTCAATATCGCCCAAGATTTCCTCTTTATTTTGGTAAATAATTTCCCAACCTCTTTTCAGTATTTGATTATACGTATGTCGATCGAATGAAATATAGAAATGATCCACACATGGCGATACATCATATTTATTTATAGGTTTATTGATGATAGAGTAAATTCTGCCATGATATTTGATTTCAGGTGATGTTCGATCATGAACAGTGACTTTTTTTCCTTGCCGAAAATGATGTGGTTGTTGAACAAGACGGAGATCCGATATTTTCATTATTATTTACATATTAATATGTTATTTATAATTCTATTTATGATCAATTTTACACAACAATATTATGGAAATAAAATATATCCACATAATATTATTCAAAATTGCGAAATATTAAACTTGCACGCACCTGCGTTGATTTATCGGTGGGAATAGAATGCAACCAATAATTATTTGTAGGATAATTGATTATACATAGGTCACCTTTATCCAACATAACATCAATATTTTCAAAACCATTCCGTTCAAATCTCATAATTCGTGATTCTCCAAGTGAAATACTTGCTATTTTTGTACCTTCATTCATTTCTTTATCTTTATGAGGATTTATACCAACTTGTCCTGAATTGTAAATTTGCAGAACACATGTATTATATTGTTGTTCAGTTGTTATAGATATTTTATCACGTAATTCTTTAAATTCTTGTTTCCAAGGATTCACTGGCGTTTTTATAATTTTTCCTCTAATTGTAATTATATATTCTTTTATGTCTCCATAAATTGTTTTATTTCTTTTTTTTGAAGGTTGTCCTGATTTTGTTAGTAATGGATTTTTCATATGGACAGGATCCGTTAAAATGGTCTTTAATAACTCAGTTGAAATATTTTCTTCCAAATATTTTTTATAAATAACTATGTTTAATTTGTTCAAAGGATTAGAATATTGTTCTATCATTTTAAATTTATTGATTTGTTTTAATATATAAAATAAATCAATTTTCTCATACCCATATTCTTAGACAAAGGGGCACATTCTTGGAATGATACTCGATAATTTATTGGCGACCGAGATGGGATGATGATAAATCATATGGTGATCTCCAAATGTTCTATGTAACGACACATTTTTATTATTATCAAATAGTAGTTTTACATAGGGGATATAGATATCGTCATCCATACCTTCCAAGATATGGACACTTTTATCAAATCCCTGTATCTTCTCAAAAAGAGATGGTTTGAGAATACATTCGATAATGGTTTTACGTAAATCGGTCAAATTTTGACGAAATGCGAGTTTAGCCATTTCATTTGCAGCAGGTTCATTTACGTGGCGTGCAATAAAATGGTAATAAATCTTGGCCACATATTCCGATCCAAGAATACGGATGGCACACCCCCAGAGTAAATCCGCAAGAGGCCATATATTTTTCCATATTCGAATGAATATTTTACTGGTTTTCTTGGACAATTTGTCCCAAATAGGGCGATAGGATACCAAATTTCGATGCATCTTGGCAGACGTTTCAAGATCAATGAGGGAATTTGCAAAAGAATAGTTCAAACGGGTGAGGATTTCAGCAGGATTACATAAGATGACACGGTCTGTCGGTAAAAATTTGGTAAGAGACATGGCGATAAGACACCCCGTCGAAAACCCTATGATAATATATTTTACGGATCCAGAGGGGCGAATCTTGGCCAAGACATGGCGACATTCTTCTTCCAAGGTAAAACCATGATGTAGATTCATATTATGGACTTTGTATTGTGTTAATCGCTGGAGTTCTTGGCACATAGTCTTGGAATAATCGGGACTAGCACCGAATCCACTAATAAAAATAATGATATGCATATATTTTACGACTATATCAATCACGATATAAATATTTATACCTTTTTATGATCTTTTTCCGATTTTTTGGTGTTTTTTATTGCATCTAACAATTCATTTTCGCTAATATGTTTTTGATACTGAATAACGTTTTGAAAACATATATAGGTATCTTCATCGGACGATGCAAATTCCTCGTCCAAAATATATTTGGCGCAAAATTCCGCTGTTAAAACTTGTGTTTTCAATAAATTCCATAAAGAAAACTTGGCGATGTTTTTTTCCAAGACGGAAATATCATATTTAACATATTCTAGACTGATATTATTGATTTGATCGTCGTTATTGAGCATTTTTGGGTGTTGTTTGTATTTTTCTTGAAATCAAATAAGCAAAACACCAAGAAAGGTATTCAATTTTATTTTATCAATTTATTGTAAGGATGATAAAAGAATTTGTAACATTTGGATGTTGGAATAAAGGATTATGTGATAAAACAGAAGAACAATCCAAGAATGGTTTGAGTGCTATGATGAAAGAATTGGGTAAATATGTAGAAGAAAATAAAATAGAATTCTTGGCTATTTCGGGTGATAATTATTACCCAGAGAAGGAAAAAGATGCGACAGGAAAAAAAACCAAAACGTGGAATCAAAGTGAATTTGAATCGGGATTTCAATGTTTGCCGCCAAATATAACTACTTATTTATTGATGGGTAACCATGATCTGGAATCGATAAAAATGATTGATAGTGAAAGTAAAGATAAACACTCTGAATGTCATACTGTCCAAGAAGAGGTGAAACAAGAGGGTGTAAAAATACGTAATTTTTACACATTATTTGGAGAAAGCACGATTGCGATTTTTATAGACACATCTATTTACAAAGGAATGAGTGAAGAAGATTTGCAATGTTATAAATGGTTTATGCGCAAAAATTTTGTAAATATACATGAGGCTCAAAATCATCAATTACAAAAAGTCAAAACGTTGTTAAAAAAGAATGTAAAACCCTCCAAGTCCAAGATACGAAATATTGTTATTCTTGGACATCATCCTATTTTTGGAGCAAAAATGAAAAAGGGGGGAGAAATAAATGAAAAATTGGATGATACGGGATTAGAATTCTTTTTAAACATCAGGACATTTTTAGGTGGTTCAAGTAAATATAAATTTTACTATTTATGTGCAGATATTCATAATTATCAACATAGCGAAATTATTCTTGGAAATAAAGGAATGGAAATGAGTATTGAACAATATATTGTTGGAACTGGTGGGGCGGATCTGGATAAAGTGGTAGATCTTGGACAAGGTTCTCCAGGTTCCAATCTTGGACGAAAATTAATTTTATCACCGGGTATAATAAAAAGTGCTACTTTATTCGATTGTAAATCTCAATATGGATTTTTAGTTTGTAAAGATGTTCCTGAAAAATTAGAATTTACATTTCAACCCGCTGATTTTGAATACAAAAATACGATGGAAGGGGGGAGTAGAAGAACGAAAAAGAAAGGACGCCGTCCAAGAAAAACCGTAAAAAATATATCATTATAATATATAATGCCGTTTATTACTACTTATAGTGGGGCCGTAGAAATTCTATCGAAAATCGGTAGAGGAAAATGTGAAGGAACATGTAAGTCTTCTTGGATCCGTAATATAAAATATGCTTTGAAAACCAAGACGAACCCATTAGGTTTAAGTGAAAAACAACGTAAAAACCTGACCGAAAAAATAAAAAGCGTTTCTGGAAGAAATGCGGTCAATGAGCATAGTAAAACACTGAAAAAATACAAGGAACGAAAGTCTCCTCCCTATCCAGCAAATGAAAATTGTGGAAAAAAAATGAAAGGTAACGATGGAAATATGTATGAATCTAGACCGAATAAGAATAATGTATGCTCTTGGAAAAAAGTGTAGAAACAACCTGTAATTCTTAGCTACTATTTATGATAATATATGTATTAGCATAAATAAAAAACGATGGTGTTTATTTCTTGGACTTGGTCTCTTTTTTAGACACAGAATCTATATTTACAAGAACATTTTGATTAGAATCCTTCTTTGATTCCATTTCCTTTTTTACTTGACAATACCTGTAATGCTGCATGAGAGATTTCTGGACAACCTTTTCGCAATACTTGCATATATTATCAGACTGAACTGCAGATGCTGATGCAAACTTGGACGATAAATATTTTTCAAGCGTGGGAATTTTTAATTCATTGATCGAAAAGGTCATTTTTTCATTGAAATCTCTGAGAAGTTTTACCAAATTACTCTTTTGATTCATATAATTAACGAATTCGCGGTTAATTGCATCGAGAGTGTCTTTATCGATAACGCAATCATCTTCATGATTAAAGGTTTCGTCAATCTTGGACTTGAAATGTTCAACAATATCAATGGCGACCTTTATTTTGTCCTTATCAAAATTCACCTCATGTAGATACAGTAAAACATTACCATTATTCAATTGTAGTTCGAAATTCTGCTTGTTGGCAATTCCTCTATGTTGTGCAAGCATAATACCGCAGCAATTTTGAATTTCACAGTCGCGAATGAATTTCTCGACATCCATTTTCGGAACATTCGTGCTACTATGGTCTTTATTCTCAATCAAAATCTTGGGTTTATCATTACGTATAAGCATTATATCTCCAGTTTCTTTCTGCTCGCCTCCCACATGATCAATTTGAGCACAAGGATAGAGCGCAAGCAGTATATTATAAACGATATGCTCTGAAACAGTGCCCTTGGTAATACCCTTTTCAAACTTCTTTAACATTTCCGAGACGCTTGCGTAAAGAGTTTGCTGCGTAGAGTTGTTCAATGTAGAAATTTCTTTGATTTCATTCAACCTTCTCTCCGTTTCAACCAGACGGTTTTCAATTCTGGATTCAGATGAGGATAAGAGTGTGATAAGTGTATTGTGCGATTGTCCCATAGATTGCGCAATATTATTTAAAAAATCATCCACTGCTTTTTTATCAAGTGATGATGACATGAGTTTATTTGTTTCGGACATTATAGATGTCTGAAATAATTGAAAGTGTGTATTGATATCCTTGGACATAACATCTTGGTTTCTTGGAATGAGATCAGATATCATGAGAGATGTCTTGTCCAAGAGCGCGCTATTATTTTCTTTGATAAGGGGTGCAATATGTTCTGCATTATTCAAGCTTAATATTTGTTTCAGGTTATCAATATATTCCTTTCTATAGTCATTCAACTTGAGTTCAAGTGAAGACGAGATATCACGCTGACACTTAGATACCGACGATGTAATACTCTCAATCTTGGAATCGATACTATTAAATTTGTCTAATAGCGTCGAAGCCATATTGGAATTCACTGATGTGTCGAGATCAAGCTGGAGTTTTTTTAATATATTCACGAACATGATGTTCATTTGTTCAAAATCTAGGCCGGATTTTTCATAAAATTCGAACACATCTTGGTTAGTTAGTGTGAGCTGAAAAGATTTTTCCATGATATATTCTCAGACACGGTGTCTTTAAGTCATAATTAGGTTTTCTAATTTGATCTAAATAGGACCTAGTAGAACCTAACTAGACCAAAATAGGACCTAGTAGGTACTAAATAGCCC